TATTACTTTTCTACCCATATATAAATATTGTTTTTATTTTCAAAATCAAATAAATTTTTTTATCCACTGCTCCACATTGCTTCAATATTTTCTATCTTGTGTTCTTTACCATTAGTATCGATAAAGGTTTCTGGTAAATCATTATACTGACCCTTTGGAACATTTCCGTGGTCAGTCATAGAACCTCTTTCTCTCAATGGTGGTAATCCTTCTAAATCACAATAATCCCATTGGACTGGTTCGTCCACTCCGTCAACTTCTACCATAGGTTTAGATTTGTTTAATCCGTATAATTGATGTAAAGGAAATTTCATTTTTGTCCCATAAATTTTACTAATGTTTGAAATTTAGTTTGCAACCAAGTTTCTAAATTAGGAAGTGCTGAATACATTTTATCCTCTATGAACATTTTCTTAAATGTTTCCTTTTGTAATTTAGGTATTGGTTCTCTAACTTTATCTATTGTTTTTGTTTTGGCTGATGCTGATATATTTACATTGTGTAATTGCATTAAATCAAAGTTTCGTTCCATAATATCTCTATGTTGTTCTAATTCATCAAACTCTTTTATTGCATCATCAACCGAAAATTGTTTTTCTTCTTGTAAAAATGGTAGTTTTTTAATTACGGTTTTTAATCCATAACCACGAACACCACTAATATTATCAGATTTATCTCCGTCAAATATTCTATACATTAACAAATTGTGTGCTGGAATTCCATATTCCTCCATTACTTGTTCTGGTTTGTATAGTTTTTTCTTTGTTGGCGACCATACTGATATTCTATCATCAACTAATTGTAAAAAATCTTTATCTGATGACATTATCGTTACTTTACTATCAGTTAAAACTTGTTTGGATGCGTATGCAATAATGTCATCGGCTTCCACATTGTCTATTGATAGTAAAGTAATCGGTAAGTATTCTAAATAATCAATCGTTCTTCTAATTTGTCGTATCATATTTTCGCGTTCGTGTTCAATATTATCGAACCCATACGCTCTATTCAATCGAATATTTGTTTTTCTTTTGGCTTTATATTCAGGATATGTTTTACGACGGCGACTTGACCCACCCTTTCCATCAAAAACTATGATGCAACGAGTAGGTCTAAACATATTGATTGTGTAACCTATTGATTTCAGAAAACCAACTATTCCACCAATGTGTGTCCCGTCATCATTAGTAGTTGGTATAACACTAAACACTCTAATGAAAGTATTTAGGCCATCTATTATCAACACATTTTCATTTGGATTATCTCCAAGTTCCGAGCCGCCTTGTTCTTTAATTTCATTAAGAATCGATAAATACTTTTTTTTATTCATCTCCTATGACTTCCCCTGTATACTCTATATCATCAATACCTACATTGCCTTTTTGGTATTCTAAAATACATTTTTCACAAATTTGTTTGTAAAGATGATTACGAAGTCCGTCATTAGTTTCCATTAACTCTTTGAAATCTTTTGATTGGAATTTATATTCTTTTTTGCGGTATTCCAAGGTATACCAAGCACCAGCTGATTTTACCAACTTGTGTTCTTTCATTACACCTAACCAACCACCATAGTTATCAATTCCAGAATCAAAATACATATCGTAGTCTGCGTGTCTCAAAGGTGGGCCTAATCTGTTTTTAATGATTTGAGCTCTACACTTCATACCCAAGATATTCTTTTTCTTACTATCTTTGATTTGACCCATATTTTTTAATCTAACACGGGTTGAAGCGTGAAATGGTAATGCTTTACCACCACTCGTAGTCCACGGGTCTCCAAACATAACACCTAACTTTTGTCTTAATTGATTTGTAAAGACAAGTGATACTTTTTGACGACCAATCATTTGAGTTATCTTACGAAGTGCTTTTGAGATAACGATTGCTTTTGTAGTCGCATATCCGTCTTTACCAAAGTCTGCTTCTATTTCAACTTTCGTTGATGTAGCCGCTAGTGAGTCCACCAAGATAGTTACTAATCTATCTTTGTCTGATTCACGAACTTTAGTAATGATATCTTCAATGGCTTCAAATATATCTTCAACACATTCGAAGTGTAGATATAACAATTTACTAACATCAACACCAATAGCTTCCAAGAAATCTCTACTGACTGATGTTTCTGTATCCATATAAACTGCGATACCACCTTTCTTTTGAGTTTCTGCAAGTATGTGTGATGCAAGTAATGATTTACCACTTGATTCTAATCCATTGATTTCTGTAATTCTACCAACAGCAATACCTCCGTCTTCACGATTAGAGATTGCTAAATCTAACATTGAAGACCCTGTTGAAATAAAGTCTTTAATGTCTGTTGGTGTATCATCACTTCCGTCTAGGAAATACGCTACTTTGTTGTCTTTGAACTTTTTGTTCAGGTTATCGGCTATGACATTAGCCAAATCGTCTTTTACTGACATTTTCTACTCCTTAGTTATTGAATAAATCGTCGAATTGTTGACTAGCGTCTTGAACTTTATTAGCTGATTCTTTTTTAGCTTTGTCCTCTGCTAGTTTTTTATCGAACTCGTTTTCAGATTTTGGTTCTTCTTTTACTGATGTTTCTTCTGTTGATTCTTCATCAGGATTTAACCACTCATTCAAGACATTTGTCAATTCTTCATATGACAACTCTTGATAGATATCTGTAATCTCTTTTTGAGTTTCTTTTATTCTCTCTAATACATTAGAGTCTTCCGTGATTGGTGTTTGATTTGGTTTAACTCTGATTGAAGTTGAAGGAAATGATGCTCCTGTTTCTTCAGCAGTTTTAAACTCTAATGTTACATCACGACCATTTTTCGGGTCTGTAATATCACCATAATCAGGGTCAGCAATGATTGAAAGAAGTTCTTGATAAACTGTCTTTCCGAATCCCCAAAACTTAACTCCTTCAGATTCTTCACCACGAACAATAACAGGTGCGAAAGTTCTCATCTTGGCTTCTAATTTTCTACCAAGTGTGTAGTCATCTTTACTACCGGTTGTTTTTAGTCTTTGTGAAAATTCTTCAATTGGGTCTGGTCTACCAAAAGAAATCGGTGATAGATAGTTCTTTCCACCTAGATTGTAGTGAAAAAATAATTCAATAAATGGTGTATCTGGATTGAATTTGTTTGGAACTATTCTAACTTGTTGTTTTCCTGGTTGCGGTTTCCAAAGATTTGAAGTTCTAGTGTTGGTTGATTGTAACTGGTTTAACCTTTTTTTGATTGCGTTAATATCCATTTTGTTTCTCCTATTAATTAATTGTTAATTGTTTAATTGTTAATCAGTAATAAATATAAAGAAGTTTTGGAAAATACCAAGCTTTTTTACCAATCTTTAACATTTATTATTTTGAATATTTTTGTAGGGATAATATTCAACCCTTCTTCATTTGTCAATAGTAAATTGTTTTGATAGTTTTCCCAAGGGATTGGAAATGATTTATCCAATACTCCGTTGTTTAAACTTCTAATTGTTTCGTTTAATGCATTAATCGTGTATAATGTGTTGGATTGTTTTTTTCTATGTAATGAAATAGTTCCGGATATGGCTTCATCTCCGTCATAATAATCTTCAACCATTTCTATATTGTAAGTGCAGATTAATTGTCCTGCATCGTCTTCATTTTGAAACACATAAATTTTATCAAATAAAATAGTATAAGAATCTATAATAGAATCAACAACAAGATTTAACTTGCTGTGTGTTGTAAAGGTGCATAATAATTGTGTTTTCATTATTTTCTAAAAGCTCCTAATAAATCTGACCAATCTGCTTTATTTAATTTATAATCTGATGTTGTATCTGGAAAACCATTCATTTGACCTTGTTTCCATCTAAACATAATAGTTATTGAACCCACAACACCAGTTTCTTGAGTTCCAATGTGTAATATAAAAGAGTATCCACTTCCACTACCTCTTGTTTCGTAGTCTGCTATGAACTCACCCTCTGGTAATGTTTTATCATATAATTTTTCACTAGGAATAAACCAAAATACCTTTCCTGCTTTAGCTGCATAAAATAAACTGGTTTTACCAACACTTAATTGTCTTTTAAATAAATTGTGTAAACCTTTTCTAATATCATCATCATACTCATCTGAAAACTCTTTAAAAATATTATCAAAATGTTTGTCTCTTAAACTATTCCACTCCATACCATAGTCTTCGTATATTTTTCTACAAAAATCTCTAAACTTTGTTTTTTTAATGCTCATACCGAGAGCTGTATTTAAAACTTCTAGTTCATCTTTGGTTATGGTTTCTTTTTGGAATCCGTCCCAAGTTTCTTTTTTGTGTTTAGAAAATATTTTTTTAGCTTCTTGTTTTTTATCACCTTTAATTTTACCATTGAAAGTTTTTTCAACTAAATTTACCCAGTCTTTACACATAGCATCCCAATGTTCACGATAACTATCTAAAAAGTATTTTGAATTTACATTCGGTAAACCTAAAGCTTGGAAAAAAGTATTGACTGTTAAATTTTTTAATTGTCCTTTTCCTTTTTTCAAAGACACCCCAACATCACCATAACCAGTAAATTTACCACCAATGTCACCGGCTCCATAAATTGACTTGTCATTAGTTGGACCAGTCCACAAAACTGGTTTACGAGCTTTTCCAAGATTTTTTACAATTGAATTACCAAGTGCTATAGCGTCTGAAACTACACCTGGATTTATGTTTTTTGATTTATCAAAAAATGAAACACCTCTTGGGTCAACATAAGCTTTGTCTTTTAAATTTTTAACTGGTTTTGCACCACTACCTTTTGCAGCTACGATAGTTCCGTTTTTAAAAAACTTACCTACATCTTCACCTGTTTTGAAGGGGCCTTTACCTCCACCTACAATTATTCCAGTTATTACTTCGTGGTAAAATGTGGTGTCTGATGTATCACCTTTTACCTCGTTAAGTTTAGTTTTTACCACATCAGATTTTTTTGTAGTGATATTTTTTATAACCTCTACGATAACTTTTTCTGGTAAGTCCATATCTTTTAAAACTTCACTCAACACAATCATATGTTTAGAATTATGTAGATTAATCATTCCGTCATCTAAACGAAAAGACCACTCCACTAATATTTTTTTAACTAAATCGTTCATTAATAACCTACTCCGATTGAACCTGCATGAGAACTTAAATCATTAATGTGAGCTTTATTATAATATTCCACATACTCTTGATTAAATTCTCTACTATAATTTACTTTTTTTACCGGTAGATTACTTCCTAGTGCAACAAAGATAGTTAATTTATCATCTCCATCTAGCATAAATAATTTACCTGTTTTATCTTTTACTACAACTGGTGGTGTAAACTTTTTTGGTGGAATTGATTTTATTCCGTCATAAATTTCTTTGTAATTAAATCTTTCTTGTCCGATTAAGTGACGAACATCTCTACCGCTTGCCATCATTGAAGGTATTTTTGAATTGTTTAATCTTGATAATTCTTTTTCTGAAAGGTATTCTAATTGATTAATTTTTTGTAATTTTGTCAAAACATCATCTTTGTCTTTTGCGAATTCAGGCATAACTTCTTTAAATTTATTATTGTTTAAGTATTCGTCTGTAATTTGATTCATTTCAACCTTTGTAAAAGGGCGAATATGACGATACTTAACCATTTCCATTAATTTAATCATTAAACTTCTCTGTTATGTTTTGTATTTTGTGATAATCTTTACCCCAGGCAACTTTTACCGGATAGGTGTT